AGATGTGGACATATGTATCTGCGATGACCTTATCAAAGGACATAGCGATTGCACACCAACATTACTCGACAAGCTCTACTCCTGGTATCAGAACATTCTCATTCCTAGGTTGGAACCTTGGAGCAAACTCTTCATGCTAGGGACAAGATGGCACAGCCAAGACGTCATAGGCAGATTAATGCAGGAACAACCTGACAAGTACAGGTTCATAACCATACGAGCATTAGAAGATGATGGCACCTGCATATGGAGCAACCGTTATGATCCCAAATTTTTCATTGACCGTAAAGAAGAGGTGGGTGAACGTGTTTTCAATGCACAATACCAGGGACAGCCATTGGATGAGACTGGTGACTTCTTCAACTTGGACAAGGTAAGGTTCATAACTGATGATGAATTGCCCAATTATAAAATCATAAGCAAGGTAAGGAGTTATGATTGTGCATATAGTGATGATACTAAGGGTGATGTGAATGACAGAACCGCAAGTGTACTGATGCTCCGAACCATTGATGACTACTACATTATACGAGAGTTAAGAGCGGACAGGTATGGTGAAAGATTGTTCAATGTGATACAATCCACTGCTAGACTCGATACACCAAGCATTCCTGTATTGATAGAGACAGGTACAGTAGGAGGGTCATCTAAAGCATTGTTTGATATTTACAAGGACAGATTGCAAGGATACCGAGTGGAACAATCCAAACCAATACATTCAAAGGTTGATCGTGCTTATGGTTTCAAGGAAGCTATCCTTGATGGTAAAGTATTAATCTGTCTAGATGATTATAGCCGTGGACAATTACTAGAGGAAATGAGAGGATTCCCATTAATGAAACATGATGATATAATAGACGCTTGCAGTTACGCCTACAACTACCTAAGCAGTAAGGGTGGTGGTAATATGATAGGCACAGGGGCGAAGCGTCATCGAAGGAGTTTAAGATTATGAGCATAATTAATGATTTATTCAACAGAGTGTCAAGGACAAGCAATGTCAAGAGTGGGGTGGCCAAGTACACACCCTATACTAGCTTGTTCAATCGTAACCATAACAATGTCAGTTATAATGTTGGTAGGAGCATACTCCGTGATACTCAGGTCAGTACAGGTTTCGAGATACTCAAATACTTATTATCCAGTAAGCAATGGATACTCACAGACCCTAATGAAGATGATAGTACCATTTACGATTTCATCAATGAAATGTTGAAAGGTATGGATACTGAACTCAACACAGTTGTTAAGCAAATGTGTAGTGCTGTGATGTGGGGTTTTAATGTTCATGAGATTATCTATGATGTGCTGGATGGTAGGCTTATCTGCAAGGATTTAGTGCCTATCCATATCAAGACACTGCAGAACAATCCATTTGTTTATGATGAGGATGGTGAACTTGTAGCAATTCATCAACAGTACCAAGGCGGTGATGTTGAGATACCAATCAACAAGGTACTATTGTACAGTTATAATAATCCTTATGATGAGCATGAAGGCCAAGGTTTATTATATGATTTCTTGCCGATAGTGGAGGATAAGGAGAACCTTATGGATTGGCTGATGACCTTTGCGGAGAAGAATGGGTCACCCACATTGTATGGTAAAACCAATAACCCAGTATCTCGTGATGAGATGCTAACTGCATTTGAGGACATTAGCGACGGCACTACTGGTATGGTCCTTGGAGTGGAAGATGAGGTTGGAGTATTAGAGTCCAGCCATAAAGGTGAGACTTTCTTCACAACCTTGCAATATAAGGATAATCAAATCTTTAGGAGATTGTTCATCGGTAACCTATTACTTGGGGATAATAGTCAGACTGGTACATATGCACAGTCACAGACACAACTCGACTTCACCACCAAAGTTTATGATGGTATCCTTGAGGAAATCGCCAATACAATCCAAGAGCAAGTAATCAATCCAGTAGTTGCTTTTAACTTTGGAGCAAATGCCCAAGCACCAGTCATAAGCTTCGACAAATTCTCTTCAGGTGATATGCAGAAACTCTTCAATATCATAACACCATTAATGCAGAATGGTGTGGTGGATAGTGAGAATACTGCAGTCCAAGAAAGTATAGGATTACTCTTTAAGGCCGAGGCTGGTGTGGAATATGCTAATGAAGAAGTGAATATGCCATTAGAGAACTTTGAATACCAAGAACCAGTAGACGGTGCAGACCTAACCGACAACATCCTTGGTGATTTGGATGGTATCTAAAGACAAACTAATCAAGACGGGTATCAAATATACTGATGAGTTGTTCGATGAGATAATCCGCAGATTAGAGAAGGGAGTGTTGGATAATGACACATTGGAAGCATTCCTTGAAGCAACAAAGGAATACACTACCAAGAACCCTTTAGCTTCAACTGGTTACACAGATACAATGCTCGCTTTGATACTGGCCGAAACCAATAACCACAAATTCTCAAGACCATCGCAAAGGGAACTCACCAGGGTAACCATTGAAAACTATGTGGGAAACCTAATCACTAATGTTGGTGAAGACATCAAAGCACGTGTCCGAGACATAGTCACAGAGGAATACAATAACCCTGAAGGGAGCAATCCTCAAAAGATGGCCAAGCGAATAAGTGATGAAGTGGAAGGTATCAAGAACAAACGTGCCAGGACAATAGCACGTACAGAGATAGCACGTACCGCTACAGTGTCAGATTATATCATAGCCAAAGAGCGTGGTGCTACACATTATACTGTAAACTGCCGTAGTACAAGGTGTGATATTTGCAAGAAGATGTACTGCAACACTAGCGAAACTGGTGGAGATGTAGAATACTCAATCGAAGACACTAGCAACCTACCACCATTACACCCCAATTGCAGATGCAGCGCAAACTTCTACAAAAAATAATAATCATAAATGTTTTTCGCCGATGATACGAGGCAAACATTTTATAGTTTTTTAATTTATAAGGAGGTCTAACAAGTTGACAGATGTAGATCCAAAACCAGAACCACAACCACAAAAGAAGGTTGATGATACCTTGGACAAGTTCAATGAAATCAAGGCAAGGTTCGAGAAAGAACTAGCCGACAAGGACAAGAAGATTCAAGAACTTGAAAAGAAATTGTCCGAGAAGGATAATGAAGTGAATGATGTCATCAGTAACTTGAACGATGAGGTCAATGAGAAACTTCAACAAGCAGAAGAATTAAAAGCATTGCAAGCCAATGTGAATGAATTACTAAATGACAAGGCAAATGCATTAGTAGACAAGTACATATCAGAGGGTAAGCTTGTACCAGCACAGAAAGAGAAAGCATTGCAATTATGCCTTGCAGACCAAGACATGTTCATATCTTTATATGAAGACGCACCATCCGTTATAGACACAAACCTTAAGCCAAAGAGTCATAAGGTGTTAAGCAATGTGGACAAGATGGTAGATTACTTTAAATAAAAGTTTTTTTTAGAGGAGGAAAAAGTTTATGAGTAAAGTATTAAATTATGGAAAAACTCCTGTTGTACCATTCAACGCTAAAGAAGGAGACATTACTATTGTGAAAACTCAAACCGCAGCAGGAACTATCTCTGGTCCTTCAGTTGCATCACCATTAACTAAAGGTGCGGCTGTAGAATTGGATAGTGACATGACTGTAAAAGCATACAACAACGGATTGTTCATTGGTTTCGTTTACAATGAAGGTAAATGGGTCAATGGTGAACCAAGAACCGCAGAAAACCAAGCAGCAGCAGTAAGTGCTGGTGACTTAAGAGAAGTAGGTATTGAAACCATCTTCAAAAAAGTCATCACCTTAAAAGGTAAAGCATCTGAAGCTATCACTGCTAAGAAATACTTAGCATTCCACACTGATGGAACTGTTAAATTAAGTGCATCCAGTGGTTCTACTGCTACTAACATGGTTGCATTATCTGACCAAGACACCAACAATCAAGTTGTTGTAGGTATATTATAAGGAGGATTAATTATGGAGACTATCCCAAGATTATTCGAGAACAGAACTCACAATTTAGAATTTTACGCTCAAAAAAGAGTATACGGTACTCTTAAATTATTAAACAAATTACCAGTTGTACAAAACGTTTCTGGTGAATTCACCAATTATGTTTCTACCGATGCTGATGATGTAATCGGAGATGTAGTAAGTACTGGAGATGGATTAGACTTCAACGAAATCAAATTCGGCGAACCATCCGCATATCGTGGAGCAACCTTACCTAAAGGTTACATGTTCAAAATGAACTCTCGTCTTGCTGATGTTGGAAGATTAGACGCAACCTTACAAGTGTTCTTGAACAAGTCTGTTGCTAAACTTGCTAACTTCTATGACAAAGCATTCCTCGGTTCCTTAGTGGCTGGTGCTGGTGCTACTGCTCCAACCATTAGCCAAATCGATTCTACCAGTACTGGTATTGATGTTATTGAAAACGAATTGAAGATCATTGATGCTATGGAAGTCAAGAATGATGTTGACACTGGATTCACTCCTAACACCATCTTCTTGCCAAGAGCAGATGCAACCGCTATCAAGATTGCATTAGCAAAATCCAACTTACTCGATGACAGTAACTTTGAGTATGTAGGTACCAATGCTATCGCAGCTAACCATTACCTTGCAATGGACTTAACTAACCCATCTGCAACCATTGAGAAATACGCTGACCCTAACTACAGTATCATTGCACAGTTAGAAGCTGAACCTGAAGCAAATGCTGACATCCTTATGCAATTGCCACAATCTTTCATTAACGTCAAGATGACTGAACCTGATGAACCTCAACGTTCCTATGTTTACGTATTCGCAGAAGCTAACGTGAACGTATTAGAACCTAATGGTATACTTTATGGTGGATACTCCGCTTAAGGAGTATTCATTCCTTTAATCTTTTTTTTTAAGGAGGATTAGTAAATGGTTAATTATCCAACTATACTTAATTTGCCACAAGAGGACATCAACCGCCAATTATACGAGATGATTGTTAAATTGCAAAAATCTGAAGGTGCAGACACCAAAGCATTGGAAGATGCAATTGATGCTTTAGAAGTAAGAGTCAAAGCATTGGAAGATGCTGGCGGCAAATAAGAAAAGAAATTTTATAGGTGATAAGTGATGTCATATTGTACAAAAGAAGAAGTTAACAGCCTATTCGGTGACATTAGTGATGACATTACTGATGAAATGTTCGCCACTGTGATAGCCAATAGTACTGCCTGGATAGACAGCAACCTCAAGAAATCATATGTCCCATTGCCAAGCATCACTATCGAAATGGTAAATGATGATGGCTCCACCACTGAAGTGGAATCAATCACCACCCATACCGCAACATATAACCTAATAAATGTGCCTAATGGTTTAAGGACCGCAGCAATCTATTATGCTGCAAGTGACATCTTGTTGAGTTTGTATCATGGTGATGAATTGCCAGTACAATATGATGTTTGGTTCAACAAGGCTCAAGGTTTGCTAGATGATTATATCCGTTCCTACCTTAACAGCGAAGCTGAGGAAGCTGACCTTGTGAAACATCAGATGGTCAAACATTCCCATAGCTTAACCTACAATCAGAAAAGGGGCCGTGGAAGATGGCGGAGATAATGGATTACCTTAACCTTTATGTTGAAGAAGCATTGAAAGAGAAAACAAATGAAGTCGCATTATCCCTTGAAAACAACATCAAGGCACAATTATACGAAGGCCATGGTTATGACACTGGTAACTTGAGAAGGAACATTCGTGTAGACTCAAGAATCAGCAAGAATTTCAGTATAATCACTGGTTACTATGATGAAGGAAATGCTGACTACGGGGAGTACGTCCTAAGAGGGATCCGTGGTAAAGGACTTGCAAAGGTTGGTCCTATTGATTTCCTTGGGGATGGATTAAGCAAAACATTGGAGGCATATAGATGACTGAGGAATTTGTTGAAGTGGACTTGGACAAGGAGTACCTTTTCCAAATAAGCGAGGAAACTAGCAATCCTGATTACAGGTTCGCTACAAGTGTCAGCGAATGGATACATGATAATCTTGAAGGATTAACCGATGACAACGATGTGCCTATCTTCAACAAGATAAGTTATGGTTATGATGAGCAGAAACTCAAGACCTTTGGAAAGAAACCTACAGCAGACATCTACATAGACCATGTTGAGTACGGCGGAACCCTTGACAACCCAACACCTGAAAGTGTGCATACCATCATCATCTTCTATATGAAAGGAGCCAATGATGTGGCATACCTCAAGACTACAGAACTGCATGACCTATTGATGCAGAAGTTCCTAACCGATGAGGATTGGAAGATACTAACTGGTGTGGTACGTGATACTGTCATCACAGACAGTCAACTGATGAGCCAACCAGGAAACAAGAAGTGGGGTTGTATGGGAGCATTCCAACTGACACATTACTTATACATCTAAAATCATTTATGGTGGTAAAAGATGGCGAAGAAGGAAGGGTTCAACTTCAAGGAATACATGACCAACCTTGACCTCAACAAGTACGTTAAGGAAGGTTTCATCCGTAGCCTTGAAAAAGAACCAAAAACATTAAAGGAAACAGAAAAATTATTAAAAGAATATTTAGGAGAATAACTATGGCAATTATACCAAAAATTACAGTTACACAAGTGGACAATGTCCCAAAAGGTTCACCAGGAATTGCAGGTAAAGTTGCAATCGTAGCAGAGTTCAGTAAATCATTATCTGCTCCTATAAGTGTAAACACTTATGCTAATGCAGTAGCTGAAGCAACCACTGGCACAATCACCAGCAGTTCACCAGTTGGAGATCAATGCCTTGAACCTTTATTCCGTGGCGGTGCTACTGATGTGATTATCGTTGACATCAACCCATCCACTAGTGGCAGTCCTACTGGTGCAGAGATTGTTACTGCTGCTACCAGCCTTGAAGAGAATTACGATATCTTATTGATACCTTACGTTTTAACTGACACTAACCTTGCAAGCATTAAATCCTATATTGATGATAGGTTTGAATCATCCCATCCTGTAGGATTAATCGCTCCAGTCACCAGGTCTGCTGCAGCTGATTATGTTACCACTGCTGCCACCTTTGCGGATGGAGGTTGTTTCGGTTTAATCTGTCAACAGTTCACTGTCAACAATACTGAATTGTCTGTAGCACAATCTGCAGCATACTACTGCGGACTTGTATGTGAACGTAGAGTTGACGCTTCATTTACTATGAAAACCTTGGATGGTGTTGAAGCAGTCAATGCTGAAATGACCTTTGCACAATCCTCTGACATGGGTTACAAATTGGTCGAGGCAGGTATCCCTGTTGCTAAATGTTTGAACCGTGCAGAAAAGACTTTCGTTATCGTCAACTCTAGATTACCTCATGTTGTCACTGCTACTGATGGAGCTACTGTACACTTGGACTTGTACATGGAAAGAACTATCAATTACATAATCAACCTTTTCAACCTTGAAGATTTCCTTGGTGAGAAGAACAATGCTATAACCTTGGATGCTATCGAGCAAAGACTCGCAAGAGTAAAACATGAATGCATTGACACTCTCGGCCTTGTAGAGGACATCAAGTACAGTGTTGAAAAGGTGAACAGAGATTGTGTAAGAGCTAACATTGAGGAAATCGTATTCGATGGAGTAGTAACTGAAATCGATGCGAACGTAACCTACGATGTAATCTAAAAAGTGAGGTGAAATAGGATGGCAGATAAGACAATTATTATTAATGGAGTCACTTTCGGCCGTGGTACTGGTGTAAAGATAGATGAGAATGCAGAAGTATCCACTGAGAAAACTTTTGATGGTCCTGTGAACTTCGGTATCGATAAAACTGAGTACACTGTAAGTGTCGATAAACTTATCGCACCTGATGTTGAAACTTACCTTGCAATGCGTAATGTATTGAAAGACATGAGAACCAACAAAGGTGAAGTAACTATCAAAGAGATTGTCCGTGAGAAAGGAGGAACCTCCTATACTGTTAAGGAAATTTTCCTTGGTTGCTTAGTATCTAAGTACAGTAAAGAAATCAATGTGGACTCCTTGACCACTGAATCTATTGAGTTTACTGCAGAAGATTTAGATGAAGAGATTACCAGGAACTAAACTACTTTTGTTTTAGTTCCTTTATTTTTTTATACTTATTTTATTATTAGGGGTGCAATAGGTTATGGCAGAGAAGAGCCTAGAGGATTTGTTAGTGGAGACTGAACAGAGAATCCTCAACAACGAATTTTATAAGAAATACATAATCAGTTATGAGGATACTGATTATAGTTTCTATGTGAAACCGATAAGTCAAAGAACCTTCATGAAACTTTACACACAGTATGGGCAGAAGGACATTATGAAGATGAACGATGAACTCATATACCAATGCCTTGTCAAAGAGGATGGAACATCCTATCCTAAGGATAAGATTGACATACTATTGGATAATATCCCTGCAGGTGTCACCACGGATATAATAAAATGCATATACGAGGTTAGTGGCATACAAACAGATAAGGCTTCTTCGGAGCAGATAGAACGATTTCTTAAAGGAACAGTTGAATTATAAGACTGGCAAACTTTGCCATATCACAAGAATGTTTGACCGTGGTATCATACAGTTAAGCCTAGATGATTATATGGATTTGAATCGTTTTCAGCAAATGGCGATCATAATAATTACTGATGAGATTGGCAATTTCAGGTCAAGCAAGAATTCATTCTTAACATATTAAAACATAATGGAGATTCAGCAAGATGGTTGAAAAGGAAGTAAAGATTAAAGTTGCTGCTGATGTCGATGACGAACAAGTCAAAGAATTGGAAGCATTATTGGACAGTCTCGCTGATAAAGTGGTAGGTTTTGAAGTTGCTGTTGATGATGATGGATTGGATGCTGCTGGTGAGAAAGAGGAAGGTCTTAATGGTAGTGCTGAATTCGTTATTGATGTTGATGATGCAGCGGTTCAACAAGCAATGACTAACCTTAGTGATGGGGTAGGCAAGGCCAAGCAAGGTGTGCTTGACTTAAAGAATGCTATCCAAGAAGTGGAACAAGCAGGTATGCAATCCGAGCAGAACATGGCATTCCTTGAGATGAACCTTGGAGCAGACAAAGCCAAACAAACCTATCAAGACATATCTGATATTGTTGCCAGTATGCCTGGTGATGACAACACTATGAGGAGTGTACTTTCTACCGCTCAAGCACTTGGGAATGACTTGAATCCGCAAGAAATGGAAGCGGCAACCAAGACCATGGCTGATTATATGGCAGGTTCCGCTACCATGGGAAAGATGGCAACCGAATCCCAACAGGACATCATGAAATACCTATTGGATGGTAACACCGCAGAACTTGAAAGAGGATCCATCGTAAGTAGTCAAGTTGACAAACTCAAAGAAGCCAACACTTTCCAGGAAAGACAAGCTGCAATGCAACAAGTCTTGAATGACCTTGGTTATGGAGGTATTTCTACCCAGGACACTATGCTTAACAAGCAAGCTGAATGGGAAGGTATGCTCTATAATTCCCAAGACGCATTAAGTAGCATGTGGTTGGGTGCAGAGAAAGGAGCAATGGATTATATCCTCCAATTGAATGATGCTACTGGTGGCCTTGTAGGTATGGGTATTGTAGCAGGTTCAGTTGCAGGAGGCCCTCTCATAGACACTGTCTCTGGACTTGGCCAAATGGCTACTGGTATGAAAGCCATCAAAGACTTAGGTATGATACAGTACCTTAAGGGCTTGGAAATAACAACCAAGTTATCTGCAGCTGCTGACTGGTTACTTAGTGGAGCACAAACAGTACTCAATGCAGTAATGGATGCCAACCCAATCGTATTAATCGTATTAGCATTGGTTGCTTTAGCTGCTGCTTTGATATGGGCTTACTATAATGTTGACTGGTTCCGTGCCATGGTAGACAATGCCTGGCAGAGCATAGTAACCTTCGGTCAACAACTGTACTCGTTCATTAGTGGAGCATTGCAAGGGTTAGTGAATGCAATAGCGGCAGTTGGTGCTTGGCTTGTCGGTAGAATATCAGCTTCGTTCTCTTCAATATGGAGCATCATATCTGCAGCTATGAACCTTTGGAATCAAGCCACCGCTAAAGCAAGGTCAATAGCCAATGCAATTGGAAATGCTTTCAATGGAGTCAGAGGAACTATACAAGGTGCTTTCAATGGTGTAACTCATGCTATAACTGCTCCATTCCAAAGTGCATATAACACTTTGAAACCTATCATTGACAACATCAAGGCAGCTTGGGATATGTTGATGGGAATAGGTGGAAGTGCTGGGATCACCACAGGAGGCAGTGCTGGTATTAGCATGGGAAGTGTCAACGGTATAGGTAGTGCAAACACTAACTTGATAAGCAACATCAGCAATGCAACTGGTGGAAGACCAAACATCGTACTAAATGGTATCATTGAAGAGTCTGCTGGTGACTTCATTGTAAGGAAACTGTCTGATGAGATCTATAAACAAAATGTGCTACGGGGAGTTGAATAATGGAAGTGAAATTTGCAGGGGTCAAGATACAGTATATTCTTGACTCAATCAATAAGGTTAAGGATAGGAATTACAGTGTCAATACTTTCATCGGCTCTACTGGTGGGAATAGTGTTGAGTACATTTCCACCAATGGTACAGTATTGTCTTTCTCTAGTGTTGTAAGCAAGGATGAATTAAGTGTATTGTCATCTTATCGTAACCTTGCGAAGACTTACACCAATAAGGCTGGTGTATTGGTAGGGCCTTCAGACCTTCAAGTGAACGGCAATTATTACTTGACTGATTATAAGGAGGAGAAGAAACTTAACGGCTCTTACCTTATCAATTGGGAGTTTACAGAGTATGTGAAGCCGAATATTGTTAAGGCCACATTCAAGCGTATCGGCAAATCCGCTACAAAGAAAACAACCACTACTAAGGCCAAGAAGACCACAGCCAAGAAGACAAGCAGTTACATTACCATACTCTTGACTGATTGCGGTACTTTGAAGTATGGTATGGTTAATAAGAAATGTGTCAAGTATCTACAGAAGTTCCTGCAAAAAAAAGGATACTACAAGGGCTATAAGATTGATGGAGACTACCTCAAATATACTAAGCAGGAAGTCAATAAGCTGCAACGAGCCTACAAGATAAAAGTCTCTAAATCCAACCAAGGCCAATGGGATAAAGTCACTAGGGATTACTGGCGTAAGAAGTACAACATCACAAGCAAAAAGAAGAAGAAATGATAAGGAGGGAGTGTTGAATTGAGTATTGGAACATTATATGTTAGCGACACTGCCAAACTATCACAAACCCATTTTCATAGAATACCCTTCAACAATGCTAAGATAGAGTACAAGTCAGATTCCGCAGACTCATTAAGCTTCCGCTCCAACCAGCCTTTAGTCCAGGGGACAAGGGTAAGGTACAATGATCCAAGAGGAAAAAGGTATGGTTTCGGAGGCCAAATCTACAAGGTCAAGGATTCCACAAATGGTTTGTATGAATATGATTGCGTCAGTTACCTAAGGTTGTACCTGAGCAAGATTAGCAGTGTCAGCTACAACGATATCACAAGCTATAACTTGTTAAGGAAATTGTTGAAGAATGACCCTAACCAGTTCAGCCTTGCAGGTTTAACCAAAACCACTAACAAGCATTCGTATCTTAAATGGGAGAAGAAAAGCATATGGGAAATTGCTCGACAATTGCAATATCTTGAATGGAAAGCAGGAAACCCAGTAGAATGTTATGTTGATATAGAGGGAGTACTTCATTTCGGTAAGAACATCAATACTGAACAAGGCTACAAGTTCAGCACACAAGGTGACGGAACCAATACAATCATAGATTACGAGGAAACTCTAACTACTGATAATGTTGTGACTGTCGGAAGAGTGGTGTATAATGGTGCAACTAAAGCAACTGCTACAGCTTCAAGGGATATGATAGCCACTTGGGGGTACATTGAAGGAGATGCTGTTGACTGTACTGAGAATGTCACCAAAGGAGGAAGCACATCTTCAACATCTTCTGATACTAATAGTGATGGTCAAGCTTTCATCAACAAGTACAACATTAACAGTAAGATTGTCAAGCAAGCCAATTCAATCATAGGCTCTGCCAAGACAGATAATGCTAAGGCAAAGGCAATATGGAAATGGATGAGAAACAACATCAAGTATAGCAATTATGCTTGTACGAAGAAGGGAGCATTAAGCACCTTGAATAAGAGGAATGGCAATTGTGCAGACCAAACCCACCTTTACATGAGCCTTGCAGGAAGTGTAGGATTAAATGTAAGATGCAACCATATCAAAGGACACTTCTTCCCAGAGACAAAGCTGAATGGCAAATGGTTTGCAACCGACACCACTACAAGCAAAGGATGGGGTAATCATGCAATGAATGGTGGACACCTAGCATACTATAGTAACCCTAATACTTTCAACTGCTAAAAATGGAATGGTGATATTATGGTTTTGAAAGGAGTTAAACAAGTAAGTAAAGACAACAACACCATCACTGTAAAGACCTATCCATCCAAGAAAGGTTATGAGTATAAACTGACAAAGCACACTTGGAAGAATTACTGCCCCTTATGCAAGTCAAAGGGTACATTGACATTCAATCCCAAGAAAACCCCTGAAGGTGAAATAACCTGTAAAAAATGTGACGCAGACTACTGCGGAACAAGCGGACAAGACAAGGCCACAAAGGTAAGGGCTAAATTGAAACCCGCTACAGTCACAGGTTCTAAGACTACTGCAGCTACAGAAACCCAAAGTCAGAAATGTAACTTGTCAAAGGCAGAGTCAAAGACAAAGGCAAAAAGCCTAATCAATACTGGAACTGAATATGCAGGTAAACTCGAGATACCTGCATACTTACAGGTTAAGGTAGATGACTTATTATCATTGAACTTCAAGGGCTATGATGATGGCCAAAGGTTCAAGGACATCAACAACAAGACTTTAACTGTTGAATCTGCAAGCCTTGACATTGACAGTCAAACATTAAGCATAGACCTTAAGAAAGGAAGTAGCGTATTGGGAGACCCTTATGAGGGAGACTACATCATAACCAACAAGAAAGGTGCTATCGTTGCCACTAATAGGAATAAGAATAATCCATTGAAGGGCAAGCCATCTAGCATTCATCCGAAGATTGGAGGATTCAATGAGCAATCCGCAACCATCAAGAAGATAATGCTCAAAGGCAAGGAACTAGGAACAGTCAGTAAGATATACAAATACCTAAAAGTAAAGTCTGCTGGTGGAACTGGTGGCTTCAAATACAAATACTATATCGGCCACAAGGTCAAATCCGAAAAGGAAACAGAGTTCGGCAAAAAGAGTGCAGAAAAATGCTGGACTAGCAAAACCTACAATTGTGTAGATGCAAGTTGGCTATTCTACATAATGTGCAAGGGAGCCAACAAGAAAGTGGACATAATCAAAGCAGAATACACTGGATTGGATGGTGAGAAAAGATATCATATGTACAACAAGTACAAGGGCAAAACTTATGATGTATCTCAGAACATGAAGACTGAGGTTGATGGATCTAAAATTGTGGCGGTGACAAAATGACTGATACTGAAATTTACGGTACTGATTATAGCAGCGATGGATTCATTACAAGTAATGGTGACATTGGATTAGTCACCGAATTAGCGAATGCAGAGCAAGCTATAAGGAACAGGTTACTGACAAGGCTTGGAACATATCCTACAATCGATACTGATTATGGGAGCAATGTTCACCAAGCTTTGGGTGAGAAGATTAATAATTCACTCGTTAGTGAGTTACGAGTTTATGTGGAGAATTGTATGTTAGAGGAGCCTAGAGTGTTTAGCATCCTCAACCTTGAGATTACTCCTGAAGGCCATGACAGTTTAAGGTTGCAGTTGCAGTTGCAATTGGTTGATGGCAGTGAGATTGGTTTTGAGGAAAGGATTAATACTTTAGGATAAGTGATAGAGATGGTTCAGGAAACAGAATATTTGGAGTTGTTCGATGGAACAACATTAGAGAAGGATGATGTCATAGACTACTTGAAGAGCAAGTATGACAATGCATATTACAATGGTTTGACTAAGGTTACGGATTTCAATGAAGGGAGCGAAGCTTACCACTTACTGGATACCATTGCAAGCTTGTTCCTTGAAGCACGTGAAGACATCAATGACAATTACTTGATGAGCATGATACACACACAAGAAGGTGAATTCTTGGACAATACTGGTGACAGTCTTGGAATATACCGTAAACCTGCAAGCCCTAGTACTGGTTATGTTGTCATCTACTACAATGCTACTGCTTTGACTGCAGATGAAATATTGAATGATGGAGAGGGTACCATTTGTGACTTGGAAGACCCAGTCATACTTGAAGACCTAGTAGTCATGACAGATGACAGTATCAGCTTCGTTGTTGATGATGCAGATTCCTATTTGAACGGAAAGAAATACATCAAGCTTGAAGCAACCTGCGAATACGAAGGAGAATACACAAACGTATTAGATGACACTATCACTATAATCGAGAATGACTTGCCAGCTGGAGTCAAGGTAACCAACACTGCATTCAGTGGAGGAACAGACATTGAATCCGATGACGATTACCGTGCAAGGATACTAGACCATCCTAACAATTCCCCTACAGGCAGTATCAACTGGTATAAGACAATCCCATTCGTTGATGAAGGAGTGGTTAACCTTGTCCATGACATAGTACCTTCAAAGGAGGGTGTAAGTGCAGACGAGGACTTATTGTTGATCTATAATCCTATTGATAAGGATGAGACAGAGGAAGAATACGCTGGAGGACAAGCCGACATCACTGGAACCTACTATCCAAGTGAATATGCTCTCCGACAATTCTTCGCATTGGATGAATACAACATCGTAGGGATCACCCTTGGTTATCAGAAGGCCACACCACAGTATGTGTTGGCTGATGATACAATAACTGGTTACACTATCAATTACAAGATATATGTGAACATCGATACAGAAGAGTATCATGAAGCAACATTATCCACTGTGACTCCAAAGGTTGAAGCAGTGATTAACCAATTCAACAATGATGCTAATATTGGCCAATCATTTAACCCTGCAAATCTTTGTGTGCTTATCGAGGAAATACCTGAAGTGACTGATGCTATAATCTATCAAAAAGCTACAAAGACTAGTGATAGCAGCATTACTTGGGGAATTGTCACTGAACCTATCAGCATGGATACTGATGAGGTTTACCAGGTCTCTCCTGATGTTGGTGTGATAAATACAGGCCCTGCTGGTGGATTAGTGACTACACCAGGCAAATCAGACGAACCATAGGAGGATAAAGATTTATGGCTTATGATAATTCCAGCTTAACTGGAGATGAAATCTGCGATTACCATTATGACATTGAAAACAACTTCATGAACCCACCAAGCCCTACAGGTTTCTTCATCTATAAAATCATTGGTGGCTGTTTTGACTGGTTGAATGATCTAATCACACAGTTCCGTAATGATTACTCTATACTTGATTGCAGCATTGGAGATGTGGAAATTGTGAATGGTTTCCCTGAAGAACCTAACACTAACCACACTTATTATGTCACTAATTACACCACTACTGGTGGTAGTTTCACTAAGTATTCCTTTGTTGATGGGGAATGGGTTACTGAGACTGTTACAGGTGATGTCTTGAACAGTTTGGATGTTTTCTGGGGAAGGTCTTATAATCTTATTAGGCCTCACTTATCCTATACCAGTGATGGAGCCACATATTCAAGAGTATTAACTGATGAGGAATACCGCATCTACCTATACCTTCAGAACCATCAATTGTTGACTATGAAGGATTTATTAGTTGCTTTCGGTAATGCTTTTGGAAGTGCAGAGACAAGCACAACCATATTGGGCAGCATTCACACAGTAGACCATAAACGATATGATACTCCACCATTTACTAATGTTACATTGGCTGCTTATGATGAGGATGATACAGACATAATCACTGATAACCTGGTGGATAAGAGTGGTGTTAATGTTGTTAATGATAGGTTGGCTCAAGGAACAATCTCAATCATCGTGCCTGATAATGATTGGGATGAACAGTATCTAAGGTTCCTTGAATCATTCATAAGTATTAAGGGTAACATCTTGATTAGTGTAGGTGATTAGGGTTGGATTTTGATAAGGAAAAGTTAAAGTTTGATTTGATGGATTGCTTCGATGACTCTACTTGGGACAAGTATGATTTCGATAAGCTTGTCGGCAATGCTATTGTTGATGATGATTTCATTATCGTAAGAGGCAGTAATTTCAAGGCATGCTTCGATAAGCATGATCAAGAATTGGTTAATTTTGAGATTCAGGAAGGTGAATAGTATGGCTAATGATTTTTTTAAGAATGGTGATAAGGCGTATAGTGAGAATTTGAATGATAGTTTATTGGTGGGTAATGCTTTTGATTGGACTGTTGATGTGTCATTGCCAAGTGATACTGGTGGTGTTTTCCCTAATAGCAGTACCATAGTTAAGGCTAAGATGGCAGATGTTAGCATTACTCCTAACAGTAACTTGAGTATTGGTTCAACAATTGAGAACAATAGCAGCAGCAGTCAAGTTTACAGGTTGACTGTTTATCCTAACTTCAACCGTTATGGTGGTTTCAAGAGCATATCATTGACTGCTGATAATGGTGTTACATTTTACATTGCTAATAAGGGAGGAACCTCTCCGATTGCTAGTAACTTGGATTATGATGATTTAGGTAATGTGCCAGAGTTGAAAGTGTTGAAGGAGTATGATATTGTCTTGACTATCCCTAATGGTAAATCTGTTAGTGGTTTGGAGTTTGTTTTCCAGTCAAGTAGTGCTAGTGTTAGTGCTAGTCTTCTTCAATCTAATGTTACTGGTTTATCCGATAGTTTAGCGAGTAAGGTTAGTGTTTCTGATGTTAAGGATAATTTGACTTCAACAGATACTGACAAACCTCTCTCTGCAAATCAAGGATTTGTATTGAAAGGGTTAGTGGATACTAAAAGTGATAATACTCACAACCACGATGATAGATATATCAGAAGTGCAGACCAATGGGTGCATCTTACAAATGCAAATAAAGGAGATGAATGGGAATATGCAGATATTTATGTAAATATGGCATTACGATTGGTTGATTTCCGGTACTACAGAACCAATTACTCCTTCTCAAGCACCGCTTCAATCAATATAGTGGATAATGTACGATTTATTATTTATGTAAAAAATCAGTCTGTGGATATTACTCCAAAGATGAATACCCCACTTGCAAGTTTCAATTCTGCAATCGTTGGAGGATTAGCAAGGTCAAACCCACTAACCATATCAGACCCAGTATATACTTCCCTTACAGTACAATCCGCCTCAACTGGTATGAAGAACATTAACCTTCGTGGAATGTGGCACTACTAAAAGATGGGGTGTGTTTATATAATGACAGACCTTTATGAAAACCTACTGAAAGCAACAAGTAACATTGATGACATCACAACAGAGAAATACGCAACAGTCACCAAACTCAACGGAAACTACTGTGATGCAAAGGAAGAAGACACAGGCCTCGAACATACCAATGTACCCATCATAAATGGAGCAAACCTAAGTGTTGGTGATAAGGCCATAATCGGATTCCTCAACAACAGCATATATGATGTAGTATGTTACGGAGCATTAGACAAAACAATCCACGATGACACAAAACAGGATAAACTCATCAGTGGAACCAATATTAAAACAATAAACCACCAATCCCTCCTAGGTTCAGGAAACATTACCATCGAGGGAGGAGGTGGAGGTTCTGGTGTGGTAATGGTAGGAAGCTTCAGAATCAATGATGATGGAGACCTCATAGTCACATTGCCAACAGGAACACTGAACCCTTACCATATAGATGAAAATGGAGACCTTATATATTCAACAAATCCACAAATAGGAGGTAAATGATAATGGCTGATGGAGGCCAAGACTTTAACTTAGGACATGTTGTAGGGAGTGCAGGAGAGAAAGGAGATGACGGTTCAAGTGTATGGAACACATCTACCGCTCCAACATATGCTAACAGTAAATACACTTTCAACATCAGTAACCTAAGCGGAAAGATAGGATTAGAAATCGCAGTGAATGACATAATCTTTTATTCTACTTACTATTATATTGTTTCAGCTGTGAACACTAATACAGTAGATTGCAGTACAAGAGTCAGCATTAAAGGTAGTGATGCAAGTGTAACTATTGTAGATAATCTAACCAGTACTTCAAGCACTAGCGCATTGTCAGCGAAACAAGGGAAAGTGTTGAAGGATGCAATAGATGCAAAGCCAGACTCTTCAGATATTCCAACAAAGACCAGTGACTTGACTAACGATGGTGATGGTACTAATGTGTTCGTTAAGAACAATGATAGTCGTTTAACTGATGCTCGTACTCCTACATCTCACGCACATGGAAACCTAACCAATGACGGAAAGGTTGGAAGTACAGCGAATTACTTCGTATACACCACCACAAGTGGAGCAATCACCAGTAAACAGAAAATAGGGAACATTACAACTAGTGGTGCGATTGGATCTACTAGTGGCAAACCAATTATCACTACAACTAGTGGTGTTTTGACTGCTGGAAGCTTCGGTACAAGTAGTGGTACATTCGCAGAAGGAAACCATACCCACAGCGGATATGTGTCTGCTACAAAGGTTACTAGTTGGCAAAGCACACCATCTGATAGTAATGTGCCATCAGAGAAACTTGTATCCGATACTTTTGATGCAATTGAGGATTTGATTGGTGATGCGATTGCTTATATTAATCAATAGGTGGTGATTAAGATTACAAATGATACAACTACATTGAATGGTGCTTTGTCTGAATTGGGAGAGACAATGGCCAGTAACCTTGTAACAAAAGGAGTTAGTGGTGCAACTGCTTCCGATGGTCTCACAACCCTTGCAGGCAAAATCTTAAATGTCCCAAGTGGAGGGGGAATATCCTTAACCACCTCCATATTATTAACAAGCGACAAAGTTTCAACCGAGGATACAGCTACACTAACCTGCCTTTTAAGTGCAACATATGATGACACTTCCCAAACAGATATGGATTTAAGAGGAGTTATCAAAAATGGGACAATAACAATCAAAGATACTGATAATAATATTATTGGAACTTGCATAACTGATAGTGAGGGAATAGCAACATACACGATCAACTTGTCTGAAACTACAACTTATCAAGCAAGTTTTACTGGAACAACAACATACTCTTCATCTACAAGCAATACAGTAACAATAGAAAAAGAGAATTGGGTTGTACCATCTCCTTATGTACAAGTGGAATACTTACAGAGTACTGGTAGCCAATATATTAATACTGGTTATATCTTAAAAGCAGAAGATGTTGTAGAGATAACATTAAGCAGTCAAGGAACTGGTAGTTACGAAGCACCTTTCGGTGCAAGGAAAAACAATTCAAACAACAATTGTTATGCCTTATTTAGCCGATTCGGTGGTCAAAATAAGTTCAATTATGCAAGAACTGGTGCAGAAGTAGGTGGTAACACTATAAGCACCAATGTGATTTATGATGTTGTTACAAATGGTAGCCAATGTATTGTTTCCCAAAATGGCACAGTTATACAAACAATCGTGAATGGTGGAACAATAAATGATTGTGTCAATCCTTGTGGATTGTTCGTATTAAATACTGATTCTTCTACTGGGTTCAAATATGATACATATGGTAGAATGAAAATCTATAATTTCAAGATAACTGATAAAGATGGAGTAATCAAAAGATATTGTGTTCCAGTACGAAATGGTACAACTGGTTATATGTATGATTTCATCACCGAATCAACTATGACAAAAAATGGAACATTCTCATATGGAAGTGATATATGATGAAACGATACAACAAATCTGATTATACTGATGCAAGGAAACGGATAAGAAAGTTTATCAAGGAACACCATCGTTTACCGAAGTATTGCAAATTCAAAAACACAAACAACCGAATAGACAGACTAACAAGACGAGAATACTGTGGCTTATTCCAAGGCTACATGCAATTCTACCTAAAACACGGCAGAGAGCCAAACTACCTAACCTTGAATACTGAAGCCACTTACCCATTAGTGATAAACTACCAAGACGATCCATACTCTTGCGGAGTCGCTTCATTGCAAATGTGCCTACAATTCCTATTCGATTACAAATACGAGTCCTATATCAAGAAAACATTAGGCACAAACAAGAACGGCACTACACCAACACAATTGATAAATGGTGCGAAGAAGCTCGGTTACAAGGTAACACCAATCAAGAGAGAGTTCAAGGAAGTCAAAAAAGCACTTGACAATTATTGTCCTGTAATCTTACAGATAGAGACCAAGAGTGCTGGTAACTGCTTAAGCTACAAGAATTCATACGGCCACTACATAATGTGCTACAAGGCCGACACTAACAAGTATTATGTTATTGACCCAACCAAAGGGCCAAAGGTATGTAATTCCACCACCTTGAATAAGGCTACTGGTGGAGGTAATCGTAAATTCTATAAAGTCGAGATGATATAAAATGGATAATCTAGAAGGAAATCTTTCAACAATATTGGTATGGGTTTATGTTATCATTGCTCCATACATTGCAACTTATATGAGTCAAGACCAGTTCGTAACTATTATGACTGCTGTGGTCGGTTTAATCATAACCGTATGGTCAGCCTATAACCCTAACAGTTTCAAGTTTTTAGGTAATGCTGAACCACTAATGGAAACCGAAGAAACCGTGATGAATGATGAGTATGAGGCGGAAATCTAAATACCAAACCTACGGTGCAATCTACCAAAAGCAATGTGTGAATTGCTTGAAGGAAGGCACCTATAAATGTGCTTTGGAAGTTGAGGATGAGGAGTGCAAGAATTTTGTAACTGTTCGGAAAGGCGATAAGGTGTTCGGAGGATATTGAATTCCTCTGAATGCTTTTTTTTACTCCGATTTATTTGTTCGTTATCATACTAATAATAATATGCAATCATGTTCATATCGTACATTTAACAACCACCAAAAACAAAACAATAATAAATGGGCAAAAGTATCAGAGTTATCATAGAAGTTCTGAGAAGATGACACCGATAACTCTAAAACTTACCCATTAATACTTGTCAAATGCACTCTAACACTATAAAAAAAGCATAATGACAAGATATAATAATATGGTGAGAATTATGTTAAATGAAAAAGATGAGGAATTACTCCAACAATTGTGCCTTGAACGGAATATCATGCACTCAACAATGGTAAGATACAGGACAATAATACATTACTATACCATAAGTCAAGGGTTACCCCTATATGAATTAATAGCGGAAGCAGAGAAAGAAGAGGACGAGGGCATAAGATTAAAGAACAGAACCATAAAAAAACGATTAATCAATCATCGTAACTATTTAATCAACACAAGAAACTATTCACTCATAACAGTACAAAAAACAATGACAGGACTCCGAACAATTTATAATCATTTCGAGATAGAACTCCCAAAGCTTCCACAATTGAATAATAAGAATGTGAAAAAATACGAAACCATCTACTACAATGACTTACCCACCAAAGACTTAATCAAGAAAGCAGTCAACCACAGTAAGCCATTGATGAAAGCGATCATACTCTTCATCACATCTTCAGGTTGTGCAAGAGCTGAAACCACAAGCATCACATTACAGGATTTCATCACTGCCACAAGTGAATACCACCATAGCACAGACATATATGATGTAATCGATGAACTAAAAACTAAAGAGGATATAATACCAATCTTCCACATTAAAAGGTTAAAGACCAATAATTACTATTATACCTTTTGCAGTCCTGAAGCGACAAAAGCAATATTGGATTATTTGGAGACACGAACCGATAAGTTAACACCAGAGAAGCAATTGTTCAAGATAAATAAGAATTACCTAAATGTGAAATTCAAGGAACTCAACGACCAATTAGGTGGTCATAGTAAAGGTTGTTATTCATTGCTCCGTACCCATATGCTCCGTAAGTTCCACGCTAGTAACTTGGCAAGGGGCGAAAACGGATTAACACTTGATGAAATCGATAGTCTCCAAGGTAGGTGCAAGGATAATGTCCGACAATCCTATTATTTCGATGACCCACACGAACTCCGAAAAAAATACATAACTAATATAGACAAAGTAACCATACTAGACCAAGTCCACACCATTACCATTGATAGTCCTGAAGTGGCAAGGTTAAAAGAAAAAGCAGACAAGATAGACGAACTTGAAAAACTAGTCAAAAAAATAATGGAAAAAAACGGAGGAATGACTCAGGAACAGGAACACTAATGGTGGAAAAAATGATAAAAGGACCAAATAATCCCATCCCCGAGTCATCATATGCTGAATCCAATGCTGCATGCTAAATTAGAGCTAATATTATGGCATAAATATAAACAAGAGAGAAAGGAGTAAACCATTCTTCCATTGATTAAGCCCCCTAAAATTTTAATAAATTACAAAAAATAAACAACCAATGGAGAGATAAAATAAAACAATTTGACTTTATTAAAGAACAAAAAAACTTAAAAAATACAATATGGTGATTTAAATGAAATCGTGTTAAAAAAACATCTTAATCAACAAAATGAATGTTTTCGTTTTTTCTGCCTTTCTCCCTTAATACTATTTATGTTTTGAGAGGGTTATAAATGTAAGGTAATACTTTTCAAATGCTCTCTAAAATTTGTTTTATAAATGTGTATGATCAATATATTATTGTGCAAAAAAAGAGTTGGTGGATTTTTAATAAGGGATGTTAATAAAAGGAATTGTAAAAAAAGCAATTTTGTACCTTTGGGAGAAAGACGAAATCGTTTTTTTATAAAAATATTCCAATTATTAACAATACTATATTAGTTATTTATAGTATTTATACTTATTTTTTATGTTCTTCAACATATTGTTCTATATAATCTAAGACTATCTTGGAGACTGTGGTGTCTTGTTGTATTGCTATGATTTTCAAATCTTTTAGCAATTGTCTAGGGACCCTTACAGACATATGTGTTTTTTCATTCATTTACATTCACCTCTTTTTTTAAGTTTGTACATATAGTATATAATCCGATAGTTATATAATTAAGTGATACAAATTATAACTACGAAAAAATGTAAAGGTTTATATACTAGTTAGATACAATAGTTAATTGTAGAAGTATAATGTGTAGTACAGTAGTACATACACAAACACTACAAAAAATTGTACCTTTGGGAGAAGGCGGTATTAATATGGAAGAAATCGTTTTAACACACAACGGAATCGAATACAGTAAAGAAGAATTAATAAGACTCCTTGACCTTGTATTCGAGATAGTCGGAGAAGAAGTATGATCTTCGGTCCTCGACTTGAACCGAACCATCACCTTGAAGAGTATTTATCCTTTGAGGGTGATGATGCTGATTTTATACAACCTTTATGTATCAACACTGAAGACGAGGAAGAACCTTGCACCCGTTGCGGTACTTGTGAGGAGAAGACCTTTGCCTGCAGTGAAGATGAATACGAAATGGAGGAATAAACATGGCTATCCAACATTTGAAAGCAATCAACGAAGAACTCGTGGATGCTCAACTTGATTATGCTGCTAAGAAACTCTTGTATAAAGAGAGGGAAGCAGACCTTTTATTACACACTGATTTTGAAGAAGTATTAGGCAAGAAAAGACCTACCGTGGATGAGAAAAAAGCATACATTACTCGTGAGTTAAGTGATGCTAAACATAAACTCAACCAAGCGGAAGTATTAGTCGAGAAGCTTAAAAGGGATTATGAAATCGAAAAATTGAACATTAGGTTTACTGGTGATTTCTTAACTACTGTTGCTACTGGAGCGGGATTAGAATGATGACAAAGAAACAACAACCACGTACACTTTACAGGGCAGACCCAAGAGAGTCAGTCTTGCAAAATGATATTGTAATTCGTATCAGTATGACCACCGCGATTGTCCTAGGAATGATATTATTCCTAGCAATCTGCTTTATATTAAAAGGGCCTACTTATGGGTTCCTCTAAGAGAGATGATTCAGTATGGCTGTTAAGAAGAAAAAAACTAACGAAGATGTAACCACTGATGTGGTAGTAGTCGAACAAGTGAGCGATCATAAACCAGTGATTCGTGATGCTGACATTCTCAATATGGACTATTCCTTTGATGACAAAATAGAAGTTGCTACTAAAGTGGCAGCTTCACTCAAGAATGTGATTCAAAGTCAAGACCTTGCAGTTAAAATCGGACCATCTGAATATGTTACTGCTGAAGGATGGGAAGTATTGGGTACTATGCTTGGTTGCACTCCTTACGTGGAGAGTGTTGAGGAGATACCAACAGACCATAAGCATAAGTTTATGTATAAGGCTACTGTGTCCATTAGGCAAGGTGATACTATCCTTAGCCGTGCTAGTGCTATGGCGGAGCGTAACAATATGCAGAAGGACAGACCATCAGTCTATTCAATGGCACAGACTCGTGCATTGGGTAAAGCTTATCGTATGGCTTTGTCTTGGATTGTTAAGATGGCTGATTATGAACCTACTCCTGCAGAGGAAATGCCAAGGTTCAAACAATCCAATACTAGTAGTGTTGAAGATGACTTGCAAAGAGCAGAAGCGAATATTATAGATGTGGATGTGGAATAATATGGCAGTGAAAAAAACCAAAAGCGAAGAATTCTTAGATTACATTGAAAAAGTGGAAGATGAACCAAAATCTGAACTCCCATCAGTGGAGGCAGACTTTGTTGAGGAAACTGGTATGGATTATGACTGGTACAGTTACACCCGTATCAACTTGAACGAATTGGATGATGGCGATGAATACGAAGGCAGACCATTACTCTTGCCAGTTGAAGTTGTGCAATTCGATGAGGAAGAAGACCCAAGATATAGGTCAAGACTATTACTTATCGATGATGAGGGTGAAGAGTACCTTCAAATCAACATTAACCTCAAGCAAAAGGGTGATGTGCAAACCAACGTGCATAATGCTTCAAGCCTCTATGCACTAATCGGTGGCATTCAAAACTTGAACAATCCACAATGGACCACACTCTTCAACCGTATCAAAAGAGTAGACCTCTCCGAATGGGAAACATACATTAATTCCAAAGAGAGTATGACAGTCGAAATCGTAACAAAAACAGGAAGTTTCAGTTACAACTCATTTAGGATAACCGAATTATCCTAAATACTATTTTTTTTATTAAAAATGAAAGACGAATGGGTGCATAAAAAATGGAGCCAATAACACTACCATTAAACGATAAAGAAGGTTACCATGTAGAAGTAACTCCAGCTCCAAAAAACCAATGCACATACACATTCTACCAAAACAAGACCGAAATCAAACGAATAACCAACAAACAACCCATCGAACTAACCAGTACCACAAGCGTCTGGAAGCAGATAAAGGAACTGGTAGATCCAAACTCTTTTTTATCACCAGAGGGCTTAAGGAATACTATTGACAAGGAAATACTTCCGACCTTGCAGAACAATTATTCCACTATCGTGTTAGCTAATCAGGAATTGGTTAATGAAGAGATTCGTGATAAGCAGACCAGTCTTAAGGAGAAGATTGACAAGGCAGAGGAAAAACTACAGTCTTTGGATAATCCACTACTTTGGATTGGTAGTATAGTTGAATGGTTAACTGCAGGTGAAAGGAATAATATATTACTCTGTTTTTTAGCATACTGTAGCCAAGTAATCCTAAAGAACCCTATATCAGTCATTGCTTTAGGTGAAGCTGGAAGTGGTAAATCTCATATCGAAGAAGTCGCTATGAGTCTTATTCCTAGTGAGTTTATCGTTAATGAGAAGAACATCACTCAAGCTGCATTATTCCGTAGAGCAGAACAATCCGAATACTTTTATGATGGTAAGATTGTGAACTATGGAGATATGGGTGGAAGTAATGACCAGAATTTTATGGAAGAGTCCAAGAACATCATGAAAGAATTACAGTCAGAGGGTTTTGTCAGTAAACCTGTAGCTGTCAAGACAGATGGTGCTTGGGAGACAAGGGAACTTAACTTGATTGGTAAGCCTTGTTTAACCTACACTACTGTACCTAATTATGAGTTTGATGAGCAGGAACTATCACGATCAATACTGATAACTCCAAGGATTGACAATAAGAAAGAGTTCAATAATCGTAATCGTATGATTGAGTTTCAAGGTAAAGCATATGATTATATGCAAAGGATGGTTAAATTGTCAAAGCAGATACCTTATATGGTTTATTATTTAAGGAGTCTCGCGAATGATGTGGCAATAATCAACCCATATGTTGATGTGGTCAATGACTTATTATCCAATAGTGAATACTACAAACGTGATTTCCCTAAATACAATAACCTGTTAAAGGTTATCACTATCTTCAATTACCATCACAAAACCATCTATGAAAGAGATGGAAGGAAGCTCCTATATGTCAGTGCAGAGGATGTTCAACTATTCCTCACCTTATTGAATAAGTATGAGCTATCCATTAGCGAGAACCTATCCTTGCACGCTACAGATATTATCAAGGAATTAATGGAACTTGAAAGACAACCACACATAACCGATGATGGGCAATCCGAACTACCATCAGTAGAAGGTGAAGGTGGCTGGACCATAAACGATTACCTTGAATACAGCAAACTCAACCTATCCAAACGCAGTATGCAAAACTACTTCAAGGAACTGAACAGTAGAGGGTTCGTAAGGGTTAAAGAAAGGAAGGGCAATGCTTATGTCTACGAATTAACTGGTAAATTCAACAAAGCCACACTCGAAGAACACTTAGCATTAAGCCCAAAAATAAGGAAAATAATAAGGGAAGAATTAGGTGATGAAATATTAACCATACTGGATGATGATAAACCAATACCTGACTTGACAATTATGGATCATGATGATAGCATCAAAAGACCTAATTGGTAGAAAGTCGCGCAATCGCGAAAGTCAATTTCACATAGTCTATGTATGTGTGTGTCTTTATACATTTCTGAAATTTGCTTCGCGACTTTTCAAAAATGGCTTAAAATTGTTATTTTGTGATTTGAAGGTTGGAGATTGGTTTAACTCGCGAAACTTCAGAATTTCGCGACTTTGCGCGACTGCAAGACTTTGGTGATAATTATGGTGAATTTCAAGAAATATTTGCAAGAGTCAAAGGATAGGAAATTCGATGCAATAAGCCGTAAAAAGGAATCCGAGCCGAATCCTTACAGTTGCAACTATTCACCAGTGAGCCATCATAAGTATTGCGAACATAGTCATTGCATATTCGATGACGAATGGATTCGTGAAGAAGTCGCGAAAAACGAACTTCGCAACAAGATTAGTGAAGAGGAAGATTATCTAAAGCATGGTGAAGGAACCTATGGTTATGATAAGGTACAGGTTTATAAGAATGTGTTAAAATTAAGGAAGCTTTTGGGAGAAAGACGAAAATGACAAGCGAGAAAATAAGGGATACTAAGTTAAGGGCTTTGATTAAGGCTTTCCTAGTATTCCATAAGGGAAAGAAGTTTACAGCTAAGGAGATTAGCAGTTGGATTAACAGTGCTAATTTCTGCTTGAACCGTAGCCTTTGCAATGCAAGACTTGTAGCGTACTTGTTAAGCAAAGGACGGTATAATCCTAATCATATCTTTTATGATGTGGAATCTGAGAAGAGGGGCAATCTCAAATATTACTGGGTGAAAGTATGAATATCCTAATTGATTCAAGGGAGAAAGCTCGTAAGATTCGTGCTGCTGATTTTTATGCTGGTAAAGGACACTCCAGCACCATTAAATCTTTGGATGTTGGTGATTATGTCTTTAGCGATCGTGTAGTGTTTGAGTATAAGGAGATTGGCGACTTCATGTCAAGTATCCTTAATGAGTCTTTGTTTAATGAAGCGATGAACCAAGCATTAGTGTATGATTATCATTTTGTTATTGTGCAAGGCAATTTGAGGACTTGGTTAGATGACAACTGGAAATATGCCTCTGCTAAATGGCATAATCGTTATGATAAGTACCTTCACACTAATTTGGGTAGGTATTTTGGTGCTTTGCGTAGGTTAAGGACTTTCACTTGTCCTATCCTTGTTGTTAAGGAGGAGCAAGCGTTTGATGAGATGCTACTCCAAGCGATTAAGTGTCTTGATGGGAAGTCAAAATTCTATAGCAATGTTACAAGACCAATACCATCACAAGACCCAATCGATGTTCTCCTCACAAGTGCCAAAGGCATAAGCACTAAAAAGGCAGAAGCCATAAGGAAAACACATAACTTATCCAATGTGTATGATTTAATGAACCTAACAATCAACGATTTCAAACTAATAGATGGAATCGGAGACAAAACCGCCACTAATGTATATGAGTTCATTCATAAGGGGGAGAAATGATGATTACTGATTATATGGAAGACTTGGAAGTGGAGAACCCATTCAGCCATTTGAAGCCTTGGCAGAAAACACCCTACGAGAAAGCACATGGGCGTAACATCTACAAGAACAACAATGGGAAATACTTCATCGAAAGAAGGAAAGATAATGTGAGGACACATTACGGAACCTATGACACATTCCAAGAAGCATTAGAAGCAAGAGACCGATTAATCCATAATGGATGGGTCAAGGATGAAGCATTAACCATTGAACAGAAAACCAAACGATACTATAGGAACATCCACAAGGACATAACCCATTACAACATAACCAAAGGCAACAAGTTCCGTGGCTGCACAAAAACCATAGAAGAAGCATTATGGTACCGAGACATTTGCATAGAACACGAATGGAAATACCCTAAAAGACCTTACGAGATGGATCTAATAACTGGCAACCCATACCTTGAGAATGGTTTGGAGTATCCTGTACCTGAAAGGTTGGTTATGATTCCGAAGGCTCCTAGGCGTAAAGGTAGTATTACTAGGAATTCTGCCCAATCTAATCGTGTTAATCTTGGTAAGGAGTATTATGGTGCTTATCCTACTTTTGAGATGGCTTATTATGTAAGGGAAGAGTTGAACAAGTGTGGATGGGATAAGAGTAAGCTTGATGAGATAGTGGATAATTATCCTATTTGGTACACTTGGCTTATGAACTTGTATAAGTTCGTGTTTCCTAAGTATAATGGTTGGTGTGTGAGCATTACTCCTAAGCATAGTCAAGATGATAAGTTGGAGCATTTGTATTTTCGTAGACTTGAAGACGCATTATGGGAACGTGATTTATTGGTCAAGTATGATTGGAATGAGGAACTTGTCTGCGAATGTGCCAATGACTTGGAGAATCCTTACTATGATATGGAACTCCCTCCTTATCCTGAAAGGAAGATACGTAACTTATCCGATAGGAAGGACAGGACCGAATTGTTCAACACCCTTTTTACACTAATACAGGACGAGCCGAACCTATCACAAGAAGATTATGCTAAACTTGCAGGAACCACTGGTATGAACATCAGGAACATACTCGTCAATGAATATGACAGTTCCTGGTCAGAGTTCAAAACCATCTGTGAGAGTGGAGAACATCCAAACGAGGTATTGGTGCAGAAGGAGAAAATCTACCAACCTGATACCAGTATCCATTACAAGAACACCAATTATGTTTCCCACCATAAACGAGAGAAAAGCCCCTATTTGATTTATCATCGTAACAAGGTTACTCAACAATCCGAATATTTCGGAGCATACCCTACAAGAGAACTGGCTGATAAGATTAGCAATGACTTGCAAAAGTGCAACTGGGATAAGTCAAAGCTTAAAGATATACAAGCGAAGCACGGTTGGAAGAGTGTAGTCAATAGCAAAAGATGGGTTTATCCACATTACTACACTAGCAAGAAAACTGGTGAAAAATATGTCAGTCATTATATGGTAAGGAAGAAGAACATTGGTTACTTCGGAACCTATAAGGATAAGAGAGTGGCGGACCTTGTCCGTGATTGTTGCATAATGAATGATTGGGATAAAGATAAATTCCCAATGGTGAAAAGTTTCGCCTATGAGGTTATTGATCGTGAGGGATGTTATGAAGGTTATCAGGGTTACAGATTGTGGGGATTGTCCTTTTTATGAAAGGTTTACTGGTCGTGAGCATGTTTATCATACGTGCCACTGGAATAACCGTACTGTTAAAGGGGATTTTATGATTTTATACAAGTTTTGTGAATTAGAAGAGGTTGAAGATGAGTAATCAGCACGATTGTAAGTATAATAGCACTGAACTTCGAAGTTGGGAGGGTTATTGTAAACTTCCCAAATATTTCAGTGATTTTGGTCAAAGGTTAGTTAAATGTCAAGGTTTGCCTTGTGAAGATTTTGAAGAGAAAGAGGTTGAAGAATGATAATTGGTAATGAAAGTTTGAAGGAACTCTTCCCAGAGTTTGAAGAGGATGTTAAGGAGAATGGTATTGATTTGAGGATTGGTAAGGTTGAACACACTACTAACCGTAACAATAAATTGATTGGTTGTGTTGATGGTGAGAAACACTTGCCAATAACCTATGAAGTAAAGCCAAGTGATGGAGTGTACAAGTTCTATCCACATAATTATTACACTATTGTGGCGGATAGACCTATAAGTATCCCTAATGGTTATTGCCAGTTTTACTTTATTCGTAGCACTTTTGCAAGATGCGGTTTGCAGTTATTAAGTAGTGTTGGCGACAATGGTTTCGAAGGAACATTAAGGATTGGAGTATACAATGCTAACAACCTAACCATAACTTGTGGTCAGAACGAAGCAATCATACAAGCAATAACCATAAAAAATGATGGCACCGCAACAACCTATGATGGCGACTACAAGGAGGACAAGATATATGAAAGTGTTGAATAATGATGGAGAAATAGAAGACTTCCAACCAATCCGTATAAAGAATAAACTCTTGGAAGAAACTGACTTATCCAACGAAGAAGCTGAAAGGATAAAAAACAATGTGGTCAAACTAATCCACCAAAAATACGAAGAAGAAATTTCAACTTCTACAATACGATCATTAATCACAAACCAATTAGTCAAGAAGGGTTATGTGGCAGAGGAAGAAAAAACCCGTAAACTCGGAATGTCAGTCTCTGATATAACAGACCTTATCAATAATGGCTGTAAAGACAATGCTAATATTGGTTACAGTCCAGAGATGGTGGCGAAGTATATCTACGATGCGAATATGAAAGAGTATGCACTACTTAATATGCCTAGTGATTGTGCTGAAGCCCACAAAGAAGGATTAATCCACATTCACGATTTGGAATACTACTATTTAAGACCTAATTGTATGAACTATGACCTTAGGTTCTTTGCTAAGAATGGTTTGAAGATTGATGGTCGTGGTGATATGGGTTCAGTGGCTAAACCTGCTAAATCATTAGAGGTTTTGCTTAATCATATGTTGCAGGCTTGGATGGCTGGTGCTACAGTATTTAGTGGTGGTCAAGGCTATGTCAACTTCAACACTTTATTGGCTCCGTTCTGTAAAGGCAGGAGTTATGAGGACATTAAACAAGCGATACAAGGTTTCATCTTCAATTGCAATATGTCATTGATATGTAGAGGGGGTCAAGTATTATTCTCAAGTATTGCATTGGATTTGAGTGTTCCTGATGTGCTAAAGGATGAACCGGCTATCTCATTCGGCGGAGTCAGTATCGGAACCTACAAAGACTATCAAGAGGAAGCCGACCTTGTCTTCCGAGCAGTCTGCGAAGTGTCAAATGAAAAAGATGGAGAAGGAGCATACCACCGCTTCCCAAACATACTATTCAACATTCGTAAAGGTGATTTAGATGAGTACAAAGGAACCTGCAAAATCCTTCATGAAACTGGTGCTAATAATCCTACTATATATTATAACAATTGCCTTGAGCTTGAAAGGAGTACTATGGGTTGTAGAAGTAGTCTTCCGATGAATTACACTGGCGACTACAATAAGGATTGTGTCAATACTGGAAACTTCATGTACAATACCATTAACTTGCCATTATTGGCTTTGGAGAATCCTGACATTGATGATTTCTTTATGAAACTTGATGAAGTGTGTGAAATCTGTTACAAGTCATTGATACATCGTAGGGAAGTAGTCATTGATATGGTTTATAATAAGCACATAAGCGATTTCCTATTGCAAGAGGATAAGGATACTGGTGAGCCACTTTGGGATATAGATAGAACTACTATTACATTGGGTTATTGTGGTTTGAATGAATGTTTGATGGAATTGTATGGTTATGATATTAGTCATGAGGAGATAATGGAGTGTGGTGTGGATATTATTGAATTCATCAACAAGAAGAAACAGGAATTCTATGAGCGTGATGGTTTAAGATGGTCAGTAATAGCAAGTCCAGCAGAAAGCACAAGTTTCCGTTTTGCAAAGATAAATCGTAGGAAATACCCTAATGCACACGTGCAAGGCAAAGGCGACAATATTTACCTAACCAATTCACACCATATACCAGTAAGTCATAATGCACATTGGATGAAACATATTGAGAATGCTGGAAGATTCCACCACTTGTCTTTAGGTGGAGACATCTTGCATATTTGGAGTGGTGAAGTATGGTCTGACCCTGAAGCAATATGGAAACTCAACAAGAGGATATTGGAGATTGGTAATCCAGTATTCTGGGCATACTCCAAGGTCTTTACTTTCTGTAGGGAATGCAGCTTTACAATTAATGATAAGCTCGAAGTCTGCCCGATATGTGGTTCAACTAATTTAAGGATTTATGATCGTATCACTGGTTATTATCTTGGTGTGGATACTTTCAATGATGGTAAGCATCAGGAGTTTGAGGATAGGTATAGGCATAAGGTGAGTGAGGAAATATGATTGAATATGTTTTGTTAGTGTTTAGTATTATTAATTTGTTCTTTTTACTTGGTTTGAGTAATGAGATACTTAATATTAGAGATTATATCTTCTTTAAGGAGTGTTTGAAGGATGAGGGTAGTTTACGAGACAACTAGTGATTGTACTAAGTGTCCTTTTAATACTGGACGGGTTTGTATGAAGTTGGGCAAGTATTTGTTTGATATTTGTTTTGAAAGGGATTGTCCTTTACCTTTCCTTTCAGATGTCGAACAGTATACAAGGTACATCACAAAGGACAAGAAGTTACGATGCCACGGTAATTGCAAATATTGGCGAAGATGGGATTATAATAAACACATCAAAGCCGAGATAGGTATCTGTACTCATTTGCCATTCAAGAAGGTGTGTCGAGCGGATAATGCTGCGTGTGAGGAGTACGATGAAGTATGACTGATGAGAAAGACCAAATCATAGCGATGAGCGAAAGGATAAACGAACTGGAAAAAGAAGATAAAAGACTCTGCAATGTCATTAGTGATTTACACGATGACCTACGAAAATATGACAGAAAGGTGAAAAAGCAACAGATGCTAATCAATATTCAATGGGATATAATCGCTTGTCTTATGGAACTGAAAGGGGTGATTGAAGATGAGTAAAGATATTCATAAGTGGACTAATGGCAGGTATACTCTGATGTTTGATGAGCATACCTTTTTTGTATGGGATAATGAAAAGGAAAAGCGAATGACTGCTTTACAAGTAACTAAAAAGTTGAATGAGCAACAAGCCACCATTGACATATTGCTTGAAGAGTTAGTAAATGCTCAACAACAAGGTTATGTAGTGAATTTTTTACATAAGAATGAACATTGTAGTTTAATACCAAAGGAGTTAGAAGATGAGTGAGAAACGATTTTTTACAACTCTTGCAAATGATGAGTATACTCTCATTCAAAAGAAAGGGAATCCTCGTTCTACTTATTTGAAATATAGTGAAGTTGTAGATTTGTTGAATAAACTCTATGAAGAGAATGAGCAGTTGCGACAAGAATTAAAGGATATTAAAGAAAATCCAATTAATTATTTTTAAGGTGATTGATGATGAATGAGAAACGATTTGTTCTCTGCAAAAAGGGAGATGTGGAGTATATTGAAGATAATGGTTGTGTTCAATTGTATGGTTTTGATGTGCTTTGTGAGATGTTGAATGAGCAACAAGCCATCATTCGTAAACTTCAAGACTTGTGTGGAGAAAGCGATAGTGAAAATGCGAAATTAAGGATAGAAAACAAAAAATTAAAAGCCAAACTGAAAGAGAAAGAGGAAGATGAGCAATTATATGCTAACGAAATAGTGAAATTGAACAAGGAAGCCAAAGAAGTATTGGATTTCAAAAGTTTAGGAGGTGATTACTGACAACATCAAAGCTTTACTTTTAGCGATATTAGGAGCATTGCTCCTTTTATCAGTCTGTGCTGGTGTCGATTATGCAGACCCAATCATAACAACAGAGAACAATAGCCAAATGAACACCAGCAACTGCACACTAATCGGTGGAGTGCATTACGATGATATAATCGTCAACCGTTCCAAAGGACATATTGAGAATTATAATGTTGTAGTGCAGAAACCCAAATACTCCACCATAGGTATGTATGCTAAACCATCCTGCGGTTGCAACTATAAGTACACTTGGCATTACAGGACATTCATAAACTACTGCCCTAACTGTCATCACTACGGAACACTACGAAAAAACCCAAAGGGTGTTCCAGAGCGAGAGTACACTTGTGCAAGGTGCAGCAGCGATTTCTGTGGCTGCTGTGGAAAAGAAAAATATTCATATAGTAGGGTTTATTTAAGGAGACCATAAAAATGGAGAAATACTGGTATTGCTTAAGACATCATAAACAATTAACCAACAAGGAAAGCAAAAGGTGTAGGGGTTGTGAATCATTATCCCTTACAATTTTAGAGGAGAACCAATAAATGAACTATAACATAATAGCACTAATAATCATAGGAGCAATAATATTAACCCTCTTATACCTAGTGCAAAGATACCTAAATAATTAAACAGAGGTACAAGTAAATGAAAACTTATTCAATTAGGTGCAGTTATTGCGGTTCGACTATTAAGAAATATGAACCACTACTAAAACTGCACTTTATTTTCTTTAAATCATATACACTAAACTGCCCAATCTGCCATAAGAAGAGCAGATGGATAAACCAATTCATACTAAAACACGATGCAAACAAAAAAGAACACCACTTCAACAAGATGAAACTATTCGACGATCGCATATGAAAGGACAACGATTCCGACAAAAAATAGAGGATAAAATGACCGACAAAGAAACAAACCTAAAAGAATATGACATAAACAAAAAACCATTACACATCTACTGCATAAGCGACACACACATAGGCTCTAATGTATTCAACAAAGACTACTTCGAATATGCTTTAAACCTAATAAAGAAAGACAAACACCAAAAAATAATCTACTTGAATGGAGACATTTTAGAAGTCGGCAGCAAAAGTGTAGGCAATTCAGCTTTTAAGCAAAACATAAATGTGAATGAGCAATTAGAAACCGCCATAAAATACTTTGAACCTTTAAAAGATTATATTTGTGGAGTAACCAAAGGAAACCACGATAGCAAAAGGTTATTGAAAGATTTTGATTTTGAACTGACACAAGTATTGGCAGACCGTTTTGACTGTAAAAGTGTATCACAATTGAAAGACACATTAATCATCAATGAAGAACCTTACAATATATTCGCAACACATGGCAAAGGTTCAGCACCAGTACAACCACACCTAGCATATGGGAAAGTAATGAGAGAAACAGGTTACATCAATGCAGACCTACTATTCTATGGCCATATACACCGAGCAGGAAGCATACAACAAGTAAACCTAATCAACAACGAATACAAACGAAAAACCTTTGTACTTACAGGACATTTCCTATCCTATAAAGATAGTTATGCTGAAGAGATGAGCTTAAAACCAATTCCTGAATGTTTCACAAGGGTTAATGTTGATAAGAATTTAAACACTACAGTTACTATTTTTAATATTGATGAAACTTGTCCAGAAATGGTGAGACTATGAAAACTAAATTTGGTAATGCTACAATAAATAATGGTTATTATAAAATAACTTCACGAAAAGAAGGAAATCATTTAAAATATTTGCATAGATTAATATGGGAAGATTTTTATAGGTCAGAAGTGCCTAAAGGATTTACTATCCATCATAAAGATGAAAATACATTAAATAATTGTATAATGAATCTACAGTTAGTTAGACATTCAGAACATACTACTCATCATAAAACTGGTGAAAAAAACCATAATTATGGCAAATCACGTTCAGAACAAACAAGAAAAAAGATTTCTGAAGCCAGAAATACTGCCGGATATTTCAGAGTTTCAAGAATGAAGAAAAATACTAAGCAAGGATTTATCTATCGTTATATGTATTATGAGAATGGTAAACATAAAGTAATCTATTCTGCAGATATTAAAAAATTAGAACAGAAAGTTAAAGCTAAAGGTTTGGAATGGATTAAGCTATCTGATATGGAGAAATAATTATGTTACTCGATTACTGCCAACTATACCAACTATACAGCCAACTATACTGGAAATACCTACTACTATACTGCCACGATCTAGAAAACCAATACCTGCAAACACGATTACTTCAAATACAAATCCAAATGGATGAAGTCAAAGAAAAAATTAAAGAGATAGTATGCGATTAAACTACACTCTACTATTAGAAAGAATAAGCAAAGAACAAGCATTAGGATTGCACTGGAACGAAATAAGCCTAATAATCCACACAGACCTATTCACCTACACGATGGCACAAATCACATATGAAGACGAAGACCACATCATAATCATAGTACCATCACCGAAGGGAGAGGAATTTGCAAAGATACTTAACAAAGACACTATAAACACAATCGAAATAATATACGCTCAAATGCTAGAAACACCACAACTATTCAAGGAGGATATGATGTATGGATAGAGACTACGAATTTCTCCTAAACAAATATTACTATAGAGACAGACGAACCGAAAAATTAGTTAAAGGCGAACTATGGAGTACAGAACACGCAGTTAAAAATATGCGAGAACAAAGAACCTATGACAAGTACAACCTACTGGAAGGAATCATAAATGAACTCCACGGAAACTTCATAATAACACCACAAGAAAAAAAGAGGATGAGATACCTAGTAAAACACTTGAGCATGGACAATGCAAACCTAACAATCAAACAACAAATAATAATGATAATAATCTACACCAAACTTGAAAACAACCAAAACCGACAATTATCAGACTACCAATCACTACTACGAAGATACGACCTAACAACAAACACATTCACAAGATTCCAGATAGGAATAATACAACACTACATACAACGATTTTATGGATGACTCGATAACAATTATAATAAGAGAAACTATTTTTTAAAATTTTTATTGATTAATATGGATGAAACAAGGAACTGGAAAACAGTAACAGTAGATGAAGAAGGCCATCCTGTGTTGAAGTATGATCCACACCGTGATGAAACCATTGACATCAGCACTGGAGAAGTAATCCAAGGACATTGATTTACGATGACTGAGCATGCTTGTATACAGGAACCCACCATTACACAATTAAAGGTCCATCAGGACTATGAGACACAAAGGATTGATGAATTGAGAGATAAGATAGATAAGATGGACAAAAAACTAGATAAAGTATTGGAAGGGTTCAACGAGTTAAAGCTCCAGTCTAATAAGGATGACAATCAACTCGAATTAAGACTCAAGGCGATAGAGACAGAACTCGCACTACAGAAACATACCTCGTTGGAGAACCATAACAGATTAACACAAATCGTAGCAATAGTCGGAGTCGGACTAACCATCATCACCATACTAATCAATGTATACTTCAAAATGATATAGACAAGTTTTGACACATACTAACTAATATTAATAGAAGAGGATACTATGGCTAAAAAATACAATGCCAAATTAACACCAGAACTAAGTGCAAGGTTCTGTGAAGCAATCAGTAAAGGTCATAGTATAGGAGCAGCTTGTGCAATAGTAGGCATAAGCAGACAAACCTATTACAATTGGTACGATAAAGGCAAAAACGCCAAAAGTGGTAAATATAAGCAATTCTACTGTGATGTGGACAATGCCGAGGACAAAGCAACACATAGGGCAGAGAAACCAATCATAGATGCAATACCACACGATGCACGTGAAGCCAAATGGTGGCTCATCAAAAGAAGACAAGACCTTTACGGTGAAAGAACCTATACAGAGGCAAAGATAGATGCCGAAGTCAAATCAGAAGTAACAGTTAACCTACTCGAAAAGATTAAACAGAAACGAGAAGAACTAGATGACATTAGAAGCAATTGAAGACATCACACCATACGATGTCTACTCCACACTAACAGTCAAGGACAGTATGCCAGCTGAACATATAAAATACATCAGCGACTTACTAATGGAGACAATACTTGATGATAACCAACCAGACCGTTTAACAGTATCTCAACCGCCAAGGACTGGCAAATCATCACTAATCACATTAAGCTTCCCGTTCTGGCTAATACTGATGAACCCAACCCTTAACATACTAATCGTGAACTACAGTCAAGGGTTGGCAGATGATTTCGGAATGATACTCCGACAACTATTCATAGACAACCAAGAACTCTTATCAACCAGGAACATTTACCTATCCGAGAAAGAACATGCCAAAAGCAGGTTCAGATTCGAGAACAAACAAGGCGAACTCCTTGGCAGCATCAAACTCGTAGGAGTAGGAGGACCAATCACAGGAAGAGATGTGGACATATGTATCTGCGATGACCTTATCAAAGGACATAGCGATTGCACACCAACATTACTCGACAAGCTCTACTCCTGGTATCAGAACATTCTCATTCCTAGGTTGGAACCTTGGAGCAACTCTTCA